GCACCCTCCCGGGGCGAATCGGGGCAGGACGGAAACGTTTCCCGCCGGGAGGGTGCGGGAAAAGAAAAGGGAGGCCGGAGCCTCCCTGGGTGTCACTCGAACTTCCTGCCCTCAAGCGGGGCCGCGATGGTGGCCCACATATATAACTCGTCGAGCGGCAGGCGCTTGATGTAGCGCAGATCCTGATGCAGGCCCCGGGCGACCAGGGCGCAGGCCATCAGGACGCGTCGGAGTTTTTTTCCTCCCGATCCTCCGGCTTGATCAGCTCGGTGGCAATGGCGTCGCAGGCCCGGAAGTCATGCACGTGCAGCTTGCCGATGATCTCCGGCGCGGTGCCGGTGAGGTTGGCGATCAGATTGATGGTCTGCTGGGTCGGGCCGCCCTGATCGAAGGCGAGTAGGTCTTCGGCGGTGGCGTAGTCGCGGAACGTGAGGGTGTCGAGGGTCTTTTTGCCGACGGTGATGGGGTGCTTGAGGGGGTGCTTGAGGGGCATGGCGGGGGCTTTCGTGAAGGGTTGAAAGCCCGGTGCTGGGCCGGGCTTTCGTGGGAGTTTAGTTCCGGGTAACCGTCACGCTCCACAGATCACCCGGCACATACTCCGGGATCTCATCCGGCGGCACGGCCACGCTGAAGTTACCGCCGGTGGTGTGCGTGGTGGTAGCGCTTTCAAGCGTGAACACCACGATGGCGTGGGTCGGGTTCTCGGGGACTTCGGGGTCGGGGTAGGCCGGGGCCACCTCGGCAACTCGGGCGTTGAGCTTCATTTTCATGCGCTTTCCTTTCTTACGGTGCGGTGTAACCCTGGATATTCACCAGGACGTTGGCGCCTGCGGTGCCGCAGGCGATGTTCAGCGCCGCGTTCGCGACGGTCTGAATGGGGGTGGGGAAGTCGATACAGTGCGGCTCCGCCATCGACGCCGGAAGGCTGATCGTGAACAGCGCCGTGGTGCCGGTTTTGATGCTGAACTGCGTGGCGGTGGCGTTTGTGTTCTGGAGCTGAATCGCAGTCACGTAGTGCTTGATGCCGGTGCCGCCTGCCGCCTTGACGGATGTGTCCGTGGCGGTGGTGAGCGTGGCAAGGTAGGACCAGTCGGCTTCCGGCAGCGCATAGGGCTTGACAATCCCGACACCAATCATCGTCATCAGCCAACCAACCAGATCGGCCGCAGCGGACATCGCGGTGATGTTGGCGTTCGAGGCCCGCCCGCCGATGGCCACCGGGGATGGCATGGCGGCGTCTACTGCTGTCGTGCCAGCCGCAAGCACCCCAGGGGAGTTCTGGATGGTCACTGGGGCCGCGGCGGAAGAATCGGATGCCGGGCGCGGCAACATCTCGACTCTCAAGCGCTCGAAGTCGAGCAGGCGGATGTAGCTGACGCGGGTGTCGGTGCGCTTGATGACGCCGCCGCCGCAGTTGGTGGTGGCGAGGTTGGCAGGCGCCGGCGTAGTGCCGATCGGCTCCAAGACCAGCGTGGTGGAGGTGATTTCGCGCACGCGGTACGCGCCGTCCAGGCCCATGTCAGCGCCGTCTATGGCGTTACGACAGCCGTAGACGTTGACGTAATCACCAACCAGCACGGTTGTCCACGAAGCGCTGCCGATGAGGGTGAGCAAACCACCCGCCGCGGCGGCGGACTGAATGGCTTGGGCCACTGCACCGGATTGAGCTTGGCTGCCGTTGACGCGGCTTACGTAGCCACCAAACGACGTCGTCGATAACGCCGTGCCCCAGGTGACGCGAAACACAGTAGGGCTGTCGACCGCGGTGACAACCGTTGCGGCGAGGTTCGGGAACGCCGATTGATCCCTGACACCGTAAGCGTTGACGTAGTCCGCAATGGTGAGGCCGTGGGGTTGGGCGCAGGTGACAATCGCGGTGGTCGTGCCCGACTTTTGCACGCTGACAATACGTGCCACGGGGCGCGTAAAGCCTGCGTGATTGCTCACTCGCAGGCGGACCTTATACTGCTTGTCGGGGGACGGGACGACCGACCGAACCGTGCGGCGCGCCGTAGCTTGGCCCACCCCGTCCATTACCACATCGGTCCATTGGACTTGATCGATGAACATGGACAGCTTCTGTTCGCTCGACGGCTGAAACGCATATGCAGAGGCTGCCGTAACGAGTGCGACGCTGGCCGTCGATGCAATCGTGGCCGGATGACTCCCCGTAGCGGTGCCCGAGGGGAGCGAGTCGCCTCCAGCACCACGCACGTAGAAGCTGGCCGTCGTGGCCGCCACCGTTTCGAGGATCATCGACGTGCCATCGGGGGCGTAGCCAAGCGCCGGACGAAAGTACACATAGCCCGTGGTCTGCACCGCTATGGTCAGGCTCGGGATCGCTGCGCTGGGGGTGGAGGTTGCCGTGAAACGAGTCGGCGTGGGGGTGGACGCCACAACCAGGGCGGGGTAGTTGGCGCGGGAGTCGGCGCAGTCACGAATGCCGATGCGCTTTCCGGGCACGAGGCCGTGTGGGAGAACGGTGTCCACCGTGAGCGTTGTCGTGGTCTGCGACAGCGAAGCGACCTGCAGCTCCGGCACTTCTGGGAGTAGCGGGTCGGTGCTGACCACCTCGAACGCGGTCTCTTGGCCCAGCGCCGGCTGTGAGCGATGAATGCCCGCTGCGATCTCCAGCGGCATCGGGAAGGACAGCCTGCTCTCGATCGCGGTGACGCCGGGGTCGAACGGGCTCTTCGAGATGACGAGGTAGCTCGCGCCGGCGCAGTTGCCGTCGACCTGCACGATGTCACCAGGGGCGATCGAGGCCAGCCAGGGCGAATCGGGCGACTGGTAGTCGAAGGTCTCGAAGGCCTCGCGCAACTTGTTGGTGAAGTTGAGCGGCGCCACCTCCAAGCGCTCGGCGCGTAGCTGAGCGTCGGTGAGGGGCTCGAGGGTCTCGACTGCCGCGAGAATTTCGGCAGCGGTTGCTTCTGTGGCGACACCGGAGACGGTGACGGGCACCGGCGCTGCGCGGAGCTGAACATCGGTGACCGGCCCTGACACCACGACTGCTGCGGCCCGCAGCTCGGTGTCCGTGAGGCCGCCGGTGGCGCCTTCGCCACCACCCACCGTGCCCGACACCACCAGCTGCCCAGCGTCATTGACCTGCAGCGGCACCATCTTGCCGGCGGAGGTCTGGCCAAAAATGAGCCCGCTCATGTCAGCTGATCCGCTCGGAGACGTTTGCGACGATGACGAGCTTGCTGTCGCCCTCGGCGACGCCCACGGGCTCGGTCACAAAGGCCTGGCTCAGCATGTACACCGCGCCGTCGGCCAGGCGGACGATGACGTCTTCGTCTTTGATGGCGTTGAGCGAGCCCAGGCTGATGCCGCCCTGGAGGTTGATGGAGAGGTCCAGCCGGGCCGGGGTGGCGGTTTCGGTGTAGCCGCCGTCCTCGGCCAGGCGGCCGGGCTTGTGGCTGCGGGAAACGCCGGAGGGGGTGAAGGTGCCGGGCTGGCTGGCCAGGGGCAGCTTGCCGATGCTGGGCACCGACACGCTGCGGATGTTGTTGAGTTGAGCCATGTTTGACGATCCTTTGAATGGCCTTTGTCAGGCCGTGAGTTCGTGGAGCAGCGGTGCCAGCACGGGCCAGCAGAGGGCGAAGATCAGGGGCCAGATGAAGCAGGCGATGAGCCAGCTGCCGGCGATCTGATCGACGAGCCAGGGGGTGGCCACCCACACCAGCCAGCCACCCACCACCGATACCGCAAGGCAAAACAGGGCGAGGTCCAGCGGGGTAACCGGCATGTCACACCGCCTTTCTGAATTCGCCGCGGCCAGCGAGCACGTACCAGGGGCTCAACAGCACCGGGGTGTCGCGGTAGTTGATGCGGCTGGGGTTGGTGGCGTCCTGCTCGACCACGAGGGTGCTCTTGTAGTGGTCGTAGGCCTGCACCCAGCCATAGGTGCGCATCAGGGTCTCGCGGTAGAGCGTGAGCAGGTAGGCGCGCACGTCATCGACGGTGGTGATGCGCAGGCCGGGGCGGTAGCCCTCGTTGTTGCGGGCCACGGCGGTGCCGGTGAAGCGCTGGGTGGCGCCGCGGATCTGCTCGTAGCGGATGCGCTCCATCACTTCAGCGGTGTTGATGTCGAGCCAGGTGTCGTCGGCGCCGCCGTCGGCCTTGGTCTGGTACATGCTCACCAGGCGCTTGATGGTGCAGGTGCCGTCGCGGGCGACCTGCATCACGCTCATGCCCTTGTAGAGCAGGCTGTTGGCTTGGGTCCAGTCGAAGTAGCTCACGCCGATGAGGCCGGTGAGGGTGCGGCCTTCCAGGCTCTGCACCGGGCTGTTGTAGAGGGCCGGGGCGGCGGCTGCGGCGGCGATGGCGGCGGCTTCCCAGGTCGGGGTGGGGTTGAGACCGACCGCCAGGCAGCACATATGCACGCCGTTGCGGGCCTGGCCGAAGGCCACGGCGCCCGCGTAGTCGCCGCGGTAGGCCAGGAAGGCGCGGAAGCCCTGCTGCACGGGCGGGGCGTAGCGACGGGTCGATTCGGCTTCGACGGCGGCCAGGGTGGTGGTGTCGGCAAAGCCGAGGGCGACGTAGCGATACCAGCGCTGGCCGAGGATGGTGGCCAGGTCGCCCAGGGCCGGGTTGCCGCTGCCGCCGGACATGGCAGCGATGGTGATGGCGAGGCCGGCCGGGGTGGATTCGCGGTAGAGGTTGAGGCGGACGTCGATGTCGTTGCCCACCGTGCCTTTGTGACGGGCGGTGAGGGTGACGACGGCGGCGTTGGCGGCGGCCGTTACCGGGATGTCGGCGCCGGTGATGGCGGCGGCGATGGCGGTGGCCACGGCCGCAACGGCCATGCCGCTGGTGATCGCCACATTGACTACCCGTCCGGCGATGTAGAGCGCCAGGACGCCCGCGGCCGTGGGGGCCGCGGTGACGGTGAGCGTGCCGGTGGCGGCCACGCCGACGGCGTTGTCGGCGTACGGGAGCATGTAGAGGTCGAGCGTGGGGTCAATGGCGCGGTAGCGGGCCACCATTTGCGCGAGCATCGAGCCGGCGCCAGCCTTGTTGACGGCGTCCTGCACGCTGGACACCTGCACCACTTCACCAGCGGCGGCGTTGCCGGCGGCGAGCTTCTGGCCGATGAGCAGCACGGCGGGGATGTCGCCGCCGAGGCCGGCCTGGCTGCCGTCGACCTCGACATACACGCCGGGGTAGCGCAGCGCGCTGGGGATCTGGTTGTAGCTGATCACTTAGATATCTCCGGTGTTGGCCAGGCCGTCGAATGGGAGCGGGTCCGGCAGGTAGTGGGTGATGAGGGCGTCGAGGGTGTAGCGGTCGGCCCAGTAGATGTCACCGTCGGTGTATTCCAGGGCCTTGCCGCCGCGCCACTGGATGGGGCGCACGTCGGGTTCGATTTCCCACCCGATCAGGCGGTCATGCACGGCGCGGCGGTAGTCGAGCAGCACGTCGTCGGTGCAGCGGGTGTCGGACATGCGGGTGTTTTCGATGGCGATCACGACGTCGAAAACAAAGCTGCCGTTGCTGGCCCGCTCGCCAGCCGGCTGCACCTGGTCGGCAGCCCGCACCACCCAGCAGGCGGGCAGCGGGAGCTCTTGCACGTGCAGGGCCGCGTAGTCGGCGGCCTGGCCGACGAGGCGAAACCACAGGTGGGCAAAGCCCATCGGCTCGGGCTGCAGGTGCGCGACGAGGGGCGTGAGGGAGATCATCAGGCGTCCTCGTCCAGTGGCATGCTGCGGCCGTAGCGGCTGGGATTGCTGGTGATGATGGCCAGGTCGCTCTCGAGAGCCGGTGCGTCCGGTGCGGCGGGGATCAAACTGATTTCCCCCCGGGCGTGGCTCTTGAGGGTGGCCAGCGCAGCCTCGTAGGCCTTGGTCTCTTCCTCGGTGACGCTGTTGCCGGCCAGGTAGAACAGGGCCACGGTGCTGGCCAGCCGGGCGAGCAGGCTGGTGAGCACGTCGGCCGGGATGCCGTAGCTGAGGATGAGGGCGTCGGCGTCGGCCAGGGCCTTGTCCACCTTTTCGAGCGCACCCGCCAGGGCCGGCTGTTGATCGGCCGGGTAGCTGACCACGTCGGCGCCCTGCAGCACGGCGCGCACCTCGCCCAGCGGCTGCATGCGCATGTCGGTGGGCACGGCGAGCTGGGCAATGCGGTTGGCGCTGCCGCGGGCCAGCAGGTCCAGGCGGGTGGCGAAGGCCATGGCTTACTTGCCTCCCTTCTTGCTGCCCTTGCCGTCGGGGGCGACCTCGGCGGTGCCCTCGGCGAGGGCGTCGATGGCGCCCTTGAGCTTGTCGAGGGCTTCGTCGCCCTGGGCGATCGCACTATCGACCCGCTCCGACACGGCCGTGGCTACGGCGGCCGGGGTTTCGACGCTGCGCTTGAGGGCCTCATAGGCCTGCACCAGGTGCTGGTGATCATCGAGGGCGGTGGCGAGGCGGCCCTTCGTGTCGGCGAGTTCCTTGCTGACGCGGGCCAGGGATTCGCGGGCGGCGATCAGATCCACACGCTGATTGCCGCACTCTTCGTTCAGCGCGGCGATCTGGTCGCGATCGGCGCGGCGGTCGAGCTCCAGATGCGCCTGGAAGTTGCTCGTGATCGCATCCAGCACATGGGTGGGCAGCAGGCCATCGGCGCCAGCACTCACGAGCAGAGCCAGCGGCGAGGTCTCGCCAGGTGCAGCCTGCTGGAGGGGCGAGTCGCCCTCGGCGGTGGATTCGAACCCTTCGGGCTCTTTCTCGCTCACCTCCAGCATCTGCTCTTCGGCGAGGCGACGCGCGGTCGCCTCATCCACATCGGTCAAGCGCCGCCAGGCGCGGGTAAAGGTGTGGCCGGCGCGGCTGAAGCGATCCACGCTCTTGACGGCCACACGGACATACAGGGTTTTCATGGGGTGTCCTTTCTAGGGGGCGCGGTTACAGGGCCAGCCACGGGGTGACGACCAGCTTCACCCTCTCGTAGTTGATGTTGCTGCCGCCGCCGGGGATCTCGCGGGCCTTGAGCAGCTGCTCGGCGGCGACGCGGTTGTCGGGGCCCACGACGAGCACGTCGGGCGAGACGCCGAGCAGGCGGCCGCCGTCGCCCTTGCGGGTCTCCATGGCCTTGAACGCAGCGTTGAAGTTCTCGGCGGTGAGGGCCGCCTTGGAGGCCTGGGCGAGCTGCCAGAAGCCGTAGGCCGCAGCACCACGCCAGCGGCCGCCGAAGCTGTACACATCCAGGTCGAACGTGTTGGGGTTGTTGGCGCTGGTGATGGCGTCGAACTGAGGCTTGATGCGCTCTTGCATATAGATAGCCTTGGGCGCGCGCTCGGTGCAGAGCAGCACCCACGGCTCACCGGCACCCGCCTGCATGTTGCTCACCGAGGTAACAGCGCCTGTGCCGTCTTCGTTGGCATAGACAGGGTGATCGGTGTCGAAGAAGTACTGGCCGTCGTAGCACAGCTCGCTGAAGCCGTTCTTCAGGGCCATGAAGATGATGTCGTTCTGCAGGTCGCGCACGGCCTGGCCGTAGCCGGTGGCGATGTCGCCGTAGTGGCCGAAATCATCGTCCTCGATCTCGGTGCGCTGGATGTCGAAAGTCGCTTCGAACTTGCGGTTCAGCACCGTGTAGGCCTGCTCGGCAACGGCCTTGTGCAGGCGGGCGCCGACCCATTCGCGGAACGCCGGGAACTGGGTGAGCCAGGCGTAGGTGTTCGACTTGGACGAGCTGGTGATGTAGCCGGCGACCTGGCGCCATTCTTCTTTGGTCAGGGCCAGGCCGGCGTTGAAGCGCGCCTTGAGCGTGGTGTGGAGTGCGGCGAGTTGAGCAGCAGTAAGCATGGGGATCTCCGGGTAGTGGTGTGATTAGGCCTTGGACTTGAGGTAGTCCTCGGCGGAGACGCCCATGCGGGTGCACATGGCGATCTCGTCGGCGGTGAGGGCAGCCTCGCCGCCGCGTTCGCCGCCACCCTGACGGCCGCCGCCCGGGGGCAGTTGGGGCGCGGCGCCGAGGAACTCGGTGAGGCTGGCCAGGGGCTGCTTTTCGGCCCAGGGCTTCTGGGCCGGGGTCAGGCGGCCATCGCCGAGGGCGGCGGTGATGAGGTCGTCGCGGGCCTTGATCTCGGCCGCCAGGGCAGCCTGAGCTTTCTCGGCGGCAGCGGCATCGACGGCGGCCTTCAGGGTGTCGCGCTCGGCGGTCAGGGCCGCGACGCTGGCCTTGAGGGTGCCCACCTCGGCGGCAAGGGCGGCGTGGCTGGTCTTCAGGGTGTCGCGCTCCAGGGAGAGCGCAGCGATCTGCTCGGGGGTCATGAGAGGTTCCTTGACGTGGGGGTGGGTGGGAGAAGTCTTGCGGGCAAGCGAGGCCAGGGCATCCAGGCCGTCGAGCGCGGGGGTGTTGGTGAGGGCTACGGAGAGGATCTCGAGCACCTCGCCGGTGGTGCGGTGGTAGAGGAAGACCGCGGAGACGTAGCGGACCTTGCCGTCGGCGATCAGCTGGGCGGTGTCGCCGACCCAGCGGATGGAGGTGGCAAACAGGCCGCGGCCGTCGCGCCATTCGAGGGTGCGAAACCAGCCGGCGGCCTCGACCCGCTTGCCGTTGTCGGCGGCGCGCAGGCTCTGGTGCTCGAAATCAATGAGGGTGTCGTTGCTGCGTGTGTTCTGCTGGGCGATGACGCGGGCGGCGATGGCGGCATCCAGCTGCCAGGCCTCGACGTCGTGCGGCCGGCCATCGACGGCGCGGAACGGGCCCGGGGGCAGCAGGTGCGCTTCGGTGGCGCCGGCCTCGACCTCGAACACGAGGGCAGCCAGGGCGACGGATTCAGCGGCAGCGGTGGGGGCGGTGTGGGGCACGGCGACTCCTGTTGTGTGGAGTCATCTTCGGGCCGGGGCGGTTTTTTGAAACCGAGGGAAACGTTTCCCGCCGGGGGATGGCGGGGCAAAGCGGGGAGACCGATTTAAACGGCCGTGGCGCGCTTTTGTCGTCCAGACGGCCGGACGGATGTCCAGCGCGCTGGAGGGGCCTTTCAAACGCGTATGGCGCGTTTTGAATGGGGTCTAGCTGGCGAGGGCCGGCGGCGGGGCGCAGCGGGGCCTGATTGAGGGTCGATCGCGGGTCTGCAGCCCCGGATCAGCCCTTAGAACAGGCTCAGCTGGTCATCGTCGCGCACGATGTTTTGCACCTGGCGCGATGTGAGGTAGTGCTCCCGGGCCAGGCTGCGCAGCGACTGCCCGCGCTGGTCCGGATCGTGGCGTGCGCGGATCTCGGCGTTCCGCGCTTGCCGGTACAGCTTGTCGACTTTCGGCAGCGGGCAGCGGCCGGTGGCGTCGATGTGGGGCTTGAGGGCCTCGCGCAGGCGGGCGGTCTCGGTCTCCGAGAGGCCGAAGATGCGCGCCTTGCGCTTGCTGATGTGCTGATTGACGCCACCGTACTCGCTCAGCACCCGGGTAGCCGGACCGATGCCCAGGGCCCGCACCACCGCCCGGTGGATCGGGGGCAGGCCCTTGAGCAGCTCGGGGTCGACGGTGGGCCAGTCGAGGCTTTGATAGCTCGCCATGGCAGCTACTCCCGCTTGAGCCAGGCCTTGAGGCCTTCGATCAGGCTGGTACGCTGGTCGGGTGTGAGGGCGTCGAAGCTGCGCGGGGTTTCCCCCCCGAGCTGACGCCCGCACCAGGCGAGCAGCGCGGCCCGGCCGCCGTCCTGCACCTTGCCGGCCTTGGCCAGCAGCCCCCACAGGCGCAGCAGCTGGGCCACCTGGGGCGGCACGTCGCGGCGCTCGGCGGTCTGCCGGCCTCTTCCGCCTGCCTTGCCGCCAGCCTTGCGGTCGGCAAAGAAGGGCTGGCGGGGCCAGCCGCGCTTTTCGTAGTCGGCCAGGGCCTTGCCCAGCTCGGGCAGGCCCATGGTCTTCGCGGAGTAGCGGCCCTCCACCTGGGTGGCACCGGCGCGCTTGAGGATGTCGCGGTGGGCGTCGTCATCCCACCCGGGCAGGTGCTTGCCGGCCCAGGTGTTGGCGATGCCCAGCAGCTTGCGGTAGTGGGTGGGGAGATCAATCGACATGGCTCGGCTCCCATACGACGGTTTCGCCGGTAGCCGGCGCAGAGACAATGCCGGGCGCACCGGGCAGGCCAGCGTAGGCCTCCTCGGCCGCCTGCTCGACTCGGGCGAGATCGACCAGGCCGGGGCCGATCGCCAAGCGCAGCGCATCGGTGGTGCGCATCAGCATGGCGGTGTGCCAGGCGGCCTCCTCCATGTCGCCGCCCTGGAAAAACGCGTGGTGGATGCCCTCGTGGGCGACCATGAGGGCATCCAGGGCGCAGGCGGCGGTCTGGAGCACGGCGAGACGCTCGGGGGTGAGGGGCATTTGAATGCTCATGGAAGCCCCCTCAAACCGCAGCCACATCGAGCGGGATGGCGCGGTACTGATCGGTATCGCCGACCCGCTCATACACCCGCACATAGGTCTTGCTACCCACCACTTGGATCGCCTCACCGATGGCGCGCATGGCGGTCTGCCAGCGCTCGTCGTCGATGGCCACCCGGCGCAAGGCGAGCACACGGGCCGTGTTGATGTTGCCGGCCTTGTCCACCTGGAAAGCGTTGTTGATGAGGGCGTGGATCTCGGGGCGAGCGTTGGCCGACCAGTCGGCGATGCACTCATCGATGAGCTGCTTGGCAGCCACGAGGCGCTCGTCGAAGCGGATGTATTCGGCGACGGCGTGCTGGACTTTGTAGCGGCCATCAAACGAGCTGAGGGTGACGTTGCCCTTCTGGCCGCGGGGCTTGACGCCGTATTCCTCGACGGACAGCTCGACGAATGCGGCGATGTCGCCGAAGGCCTGGGCCTTGAATTCGCGCATCGCGGTGTTCAGTGCCCGGGCAGCGGCCACGATCTCAACGACGAGCTTGTCGCGCTCGATGTCGATGGGCTTGATGAGTTCGATGGGCACGAGGCGGCCGGCGGTGTCTTTCATGTAGCCGTCGGGGATCTCGGTGGCGGTGGCGGTGTTGATTGCTGTGGTCATTTCGATTGTCCTTGTTTTGGGTATTTACCCGGGGTTACGGATTTCACGCTGTAGAGCTTTTCGATCAAGTCTTTGAGCCGGGCCTTGTTGTGGGCGATCTGCTCAGGGGTCAGGGGGGGCGGCGGAAGCGCCCGCGGCGGGTCGCGGTTGCCGAGCA